GGCCGAAGGTTGGCTGGACACAATGCCGTCTGCCACAGTACCAAGCATGATCTGCGTATATCTTGTGGTGGCTGTGCCCCAGCTCCCGTCAACGTCAAGCACTTCCTTTTTGGGGTTCTCCCATTCGTCGATATAGATAAAGCCTTGGAACGTGTATGCGCCGTGGCTTTCGCTGCCGATCTGATAGGTCGTAAGCCAATATGGGTTGCTACTTCCGTAGCCAGACTGACCGGCTTTCCAGTTTCCGCCTTCGATCACTTCACAAACAGCGACATGCCCTGCTCCGTCTGCGCTGTACCCGGCCTTGCCTTTGCGCCAACAGGCTATAGCGCCGAGCTTCGGCACCTGTCCGCGTTTGTAGCCGTCGTTATATGCCCACCAGTCCTCGGCGTTCGCTCTGGAAAGACTGGGCCTACTGTCGAGCAGTTCATACGCGCGGCCCCAAGCATAGCCTACACAATTCGACAGCGCGGAACCTTTGCTGTACTGTGGACTGCCGAGAATGCACTCATTCAGGCCGCCGTAACCTTTTGTGATGTAGTATGGGTTATCCTTCGCCGGGACGGACAGCCTCGGCACATATTCTCCGCCACCTACACCTAAAGAATCGGGCGCATTGGGATCCGGTATCTCGATTTCAAGCCCGGCATCAACTTCTGACTGGTAAAACTCGTCGTCAATAACGACCGTCTGCAGCAGTTCTACCACTTCTTCTGCAGCCTGCTCATGGCTCTGTCTTCTTATCTTCATTGATCTTATCCTCCTCGCTTTCTGCCTTACGTCTTAATACTTCGATTGCCTTTACGAGTACGCCCGGAATAGGTATGCCCATAAGTCCGGCGTTTTCAATAATGCTGATAGATTCATTGGCAATGAATGCGATAACAACAGCGTCGCGGATAAAGTTCGAGTTGATAAGCATATCGAGCCTGCATGCGACGAGGACAATAAGCAGTGTAACGCCTTTTCTGCAAAGGCCCTTGAACCCTGCTCTGCTTTCAAGCGATCCGCTCTCTGTCTTTCTGCTGTTATGGAACACGCCAGCCACGATCAGGCCCGTGATATAATCAATTCCCATGAAAATGACCAGTGTTACCAATGCTGCATCCCAACCGCCAAACAATGAAGCAATAGCGCTTCCCACGATCCCTATGATCGCGCAAAAACCTTCTTTCATTTGTTTGCCTTTCCTTTCTTAAAACTCCGGTTTAGAATTTCTCGCCGACGACATCCATAAAAAGCCTGTCTGCTTCTGCGATTTCATCTTTGCCGGTCTCTGTGTCTCCCAGCTCGGCAAGACGCTCTATAAGGACTTTAATTACCTTCGCTTGAAGCTCTGTAATGAGTTCAAGCATTTCAATCAAATGTAATCGGTTGTCCACATGCTACGTCCTCCTTTCGCTGCTCTTCTGCTTTTTGAAGCTCGGCGTAATATATCTCGTTAAGCCTTTGGCGCAGCCGTGCGCTGTCAGTATGTTCAAGTAACCCCCTTATGCTGGCGGCCCTGCGGTCAAACGCATCTTGGGCCATAATGCCTGCTGCATACTCTTCACTGATCTTGTGTACTTCGCGCTTTATCCGCCTGACGGAGCTTTTGCGCAGCTTCATGTGTGTTGCCCATATCCGAACACCGACGAATTCAATACCTTGCTTTACAGGCCGGATGCTTGTTTTGCGGTTGAGATCAAGGAACAATTCTTCTTTCAAGAATGTTTCTATCTCCGCTTTCCACGCATGCAGCACCTCTTTGTCCTGCGCAAGAATTATGATGTCGTCCATGTAACGAATGTAGTAATGTATTTTGAGCTGATGCTTGCAGTATTGATCCAGCTCGTTAAGGTATATGTTGGCGAACATCTGGCTCGTCAGATTGCCAATAGGCATGCCGACTTCGTAAAGCCAATCCTCCGGCGGCGTGTCTTGAGGCGCTCTTCCGGGCGGAAGCCCGAATGGCTCCGCCTTGCTGTTGACCACCGAGCGGATAAACGCCATCATTTCCTGGTCTTTTATCCTGCGGGCGAGAATTTCAAGTATCTTCTCATGGTGCACGCGGTAAAAGTATTTGCTGATGTCAAGTTTTAAGGCATACCAGCCCGGCCCCGGCTTGCGGTCGATCTGCCGCAGCCAGTATTGCAGGCGCTTCGCTGCCTTGTGGCTCCCCTTGCCTTTTCTGCAAGCGTAGCTGTCTTCAATAAACAGCTTGTCGTATATGGGGTTTAGATATTGGTATAGGCTCCATTGAACTATCCTGTCCGGGTAAGGAAGCGCCATTACAAGCCTTTTCTTCGGGACATATACCCACAGCTTGCGATAAGGCCCAAGCTCATAATCTCCGGTCTTCATTCCTTCCTGAATGAGAAACAGGTTATCTTCGAGCTTCGCCGCAAAGACCATTACCTCCATGCGGTAACGCTTGCCCTTGCGCGCGTTCCTATTCGCTTCCAGAAGCCAGCTGAAGCTACACACAACATCCCATGCGTTTTGAATGGTTGCGATCTCGCTTTTGCTGTTTTCCATGATTTACCCTGCGCCGCGTGTAACGTTTCCGCTTCCGCGGCAATTCAGATTTTTTCATGCTGCTGCATGAATGGGAGAAAGACCCCTTTTAGTCTACGCACCGACCATATCCCGTAGGACATGGCCCACTATCAGGCGCAGAGCCACCGCCAGTTTACGGATATGTAGACGAAAAGCGGAGCGGCCGCCGATGTTGTTGTTGACATTCGACCGGCCATTGTTGAGGTTCGCGCTGAAAACGCCGTTGTCCTCGCCATTGTTCCAGTTGCCGCCACGATTCAGGCACCGTGAGTGGCCTTTTCCCAAAGAAAAAGATCGTTACTTGTTAAGCGACTGAATATAGCCGCCTATCATGCTGCCAATCTCGTTGTTATATCTTGACCATGTTTCGTACTGGTGCTGCGAAAGAGGCGGGGCAAATTTGTCCCCGTAATAATCTTTGTCCGATGCAAGGCGAATCAGGTGTTTCAACCAGTCCAATTCAACATCAAGCTCCTGCGTGGTAGTCTTGCGGTAATATTTCTTTTCGATTTCTACGGCAAGATGATACATACGAAGCATGGACGCTCTGATGTCGTCGGCAAGGTCTCTGTTTTTCCTGCTAAACTGCATTGTCAGCGGCCTGCCGTACTTCATCATGTCTTTGATCTTTTCTTTTATGCGGAATGGCTCATAGCTGCCTCCATCCCTCTCTTCGCCTTTCATAGATTGATACTCCTTTTCGCTTCCTGAAAAGAACGGCAGCGCCTTGGACGGCGCTGCCGAATATGGCTCGCTATCGCTCGCCATTCAGTGTTTCAGGAACCAGTGTTCAGTTATTCGTAACAAGCGGAGCGGCCGCCGATGCTGTCGTTGACACGCGACCGGTCAACGCCGAGGGACGCGCTGAACACACCGTCGCCCTCGCCATTGCCCCAGGAGCCACCACGAATCAGGCACCGCTCTGCTGCGCCATTGTTCGCATAGAATACATCGTTGCCGTAATTGGCGTCGATATCGTCTCCGGTAAGCGACGGATCAGGCAGCAGCGCGAGCGCCTGCAGCAGAAGCTTTGCGGCAGCTCCGATCGTGCCATCGCAAGTCATATCCTTGAACTTGCAGTTTCTCGAACTGTCGGAAAGCGATGTGATGCTGGTGCTGAACGTCCACTTGCTGCTTACATAGTCCAGCTTCACGCTGCCGGTTGTGGTACCTTCGCCGTCCGGTTCGAGGTAAAGATCATTCCAGCCGGTGGCCGCGGCATTGATAGCGCGCCATGCGGTGCTGTTTGCGGCAAGGTTTGCAGTAGGATCAGCGGCGTTGTTGTCCACGATAACCTGAACTTCGCCTTTAACAAGGCGAAGCCCTGTGCACCACTCCCACACATTGCCGCTCATATCCCAGATACCCGCGAGGGTTCTGTCGTGGCTCCATGTAATAGGGCCTGTGCCGGTGGCAACTCTTTGAATTCTGTTGCTGGAATCGCGCGCCATGGACGGAATCGCCTTATAAAGCGTTTCGTGATGATCCTTGCCGTAGTTATTATTTCCGTAAGGCTCTGTGCCGTTCTTGTGGCACCAAAGGGCGATAGCCGCCCACTCCGCGTTAGTGATCTCGTGGAAATTTCCGCCCTTCGCGCGGTTGTACGATACGAATGTATCAAGATTTGCATTCGCGCTGGGGTCTTCGCAAGGCAGGCTGTATGCGCTGCCGTTATAGTGGTGTGTCTGATACTTTCCGAAGTAAAAGCCCTCGATCTCCTGACCGTTTACACGGAATGCAGGATGCGTGCTCGTGTCCGTGCTGGAAAGAACATCGCAGATGCGGAACTTCGGGATATAAACGAACATAGACGGCATTTCCTTGTCGTCATAAAGAAATTTGTTGCTGGGGCATACTGCTTTCAGCGCCAGCTCTGCAGCATCAAAGCTCATTGTGTACCTCCTTTAGTTAATCAGAATTCCTTCAATGGAGAACAGATACAGAGTTACCTTGTCGGTGTCGAGTGGAAGAGGCTCGTAGCTGCCGCTGTTAAGCTCTTCGCCTTCTGTGGGTTCTCCTTCCGGTTCGATGTACTCGTATTCCTTTGCGGGAATCTCCACCTGCGCCGCATAGTATCTTCCGTGGCCGGTGGTCAGATAGCCTTCTCCGTCTACCATGATGTCTTTTGTTACTACTTCGTCCTTCTGATAACGGGCGAGGTTTAACGTCAGCTCGCCGTCAGCGAACGAAAGCTTTGTGCCGTCCAGCTCGTAGTCGATCTTCTGTCCGGCGTTTCTTTCAACGATAATCATTGATCTTGTCCTCCTTGCACTAACTTAAAAGCCCACCGCTTACACGGACGCTTACCTGTACGTTTGTTGCGCTGCCGTCATGCAGCAGCTTAAAACCGTTGTTGGCCCGGTCAAAGACCTTGATATTTCCCAGCCTTCCGCCGCTGTACGAAAGCACGTCTACTTCGACGCTGTACTTGTTGTTCTCGCGAAGCTGCGAAAGAGCAACGGTGCTGGCGCTGTTGTTGAACGGCCATTTGCTGCCAGTCTGCCCAAGCGTCAGAGAATGCAGCTCGTCGCCGCTTTCGTAGCTTTCCTGCAGGTCTTTGAACTGAAAGATCGCAGCTGCTAACGACTGGTCGGACAAGCCAGCTTCAATGTGGTTGAAATGATCCTGATCGAGCAATGTGCCCTGTTCTATAACTTGCCCCTGCTGGTCTTCCGTATGATCTACCCAATACTGGCGCGGATATACCATTTGCTTTTTCCTCCTCCCTTATGTAGTCTGCTCAATGAGCGGGAATGTGAATCTTAACAGTCCGGTGTTGACACTGCTGCGCGTAAGGCTTATGCTCTGCTGCCCTGCGAGGGCATTGTTTTGGTCATACACCCTGACGCCCGTTATCGTGTCCGCCGCACCAAAACTCGGTATGTGTACGAAGACAACCACAGATGTTCCCTGTATGGACATGCTGTTGATCACACCGTCGTTCCATGTGCCGCCGTTGCGCTGATACTGAAATCTTTTCCAGCTGCGCAAAAATTCCGTTCTGCGGTCGCTTAAAAAAGAACTCGTAAAGAAAGCCATGTTGGAATTCCTCCTTTCCACGATCTTTAAGACCCGCAGCGTATCATTCCGCACTGCGCAGCCGTAAATGTATATGCTTCTACCGGGTTTTCGTTTGCCCCCAAGGAAAGCCCGACAGATTCCGAATAACCGAGTGAGTGAACGAGCGGGCGCATTCCCGTTATATCCGGTGCAGCCGTATATCCTTCCGCCGCGCTGCCTATCAAAAGCCCATTCTCGCCGCTATAGCCAAGCCTTTTCGTCTTCCAGTAGGTGCCGCAGTAAAGAGTGCCACACTCTGGCACTACGCTTGTAAAGCCTGCTATGGAAACGCCATACAGGATAGCGTGCAGTATCATGTACGAAACGTTTTCAAGATGGGCGCTCCACCTTTTTGCGGTTATAAGCCTTCGCTCAATCTCCTCTTCCGAAAGTATGTGTATCGGGTTCTCTTCGTCCGTGTCCGTTACGTTCACACACAAACGAAAATATCCGGGGTCTCCGCCATAATCGAACCACTCTTCAATTTCGGATCCCGGATAAACGGCATCGGCCTGCACCTTGACGGCATGCACCGTACCCATAAGCCTGCGGACGGTAAGCGCTGTCTTGATGATCCTGCGCTTCTGCTCCAAGCTGTATTCTGGGTCGTACCAATCGACCTTCCAGTTGATCGCGAGCGTGTCCAGTATTTCTTCTCTGGCGTCGTCAAGGGCTGTATAGATTTGGCTTGCGTCTGCAAAATCTATCGTCTTCCCAAAAACCTCGCCTATCGCTTCAGATAGAGCCTGTACCCATTTCTGACCGGCCACTACCCTCGGCAGGCCGTCCGTCAGCCGTGCGTCTCGTAGGCTCTTAATCATTTTCAAGACCTCCGTATGTGATAGTGGGCGTACCGTTGCAATTTGGCAGTTCGGTAACTCCGATCTGAATATCTACCGGCGCCGTAATGCTTACGCGCTTTGCTCCGGCTGCCCTGATGCGGTATATAAGCTCTGTCGGGTTTACGTCTCTGCCGAGGCTGCGCTGCCATACCTGATATTCCGAAACCGCTGCGGCCACATCGGCCTGAATCGTCCCGGCTTTACTCTGATCGCTCGTCGCTATCCAGTAAGTGAGGTTGATCGTGTAATCAACCTCGGTCGGAGCATAGCAAGCAACCTGATCGCACAACGGGCGTATTGTTTCATCGTTCAGAAAGGCTGCAAGCTGGCTGCGCTCGGTGCTTGTCGGTACGCGCGGCAGCGTACTTCCCTGATCCAAAATCGTAAAGTATATGGCTACCTCGCAAGGGCTGGGGCTTAATATAGCAACATCTACTACGTCGCTTCGCCACTCTCTCACCCAGTATTCGTATGCGTCTTTTGGCCCTGCACAACTAAACATCGACGGCGCAAGATATATTTTCTCCGTAAGTCCGTCGTCGTCCTGAACATCAAGGCCACCGGAACTTTTGTCAGTGTTCGATACACTGGATATGTACGGGATAGAATCGACAAGCAGATTTATGGAGCCTATAGGAATATCACTGCTGCCGCTTCCGGCTACTTCTGCCTGAATGATCGTGTCAACATATGTGCTTCCCGGCGGAATCTCCGCATAATCAAGGGTATTAAAATACCGCCCATCGGCGGTCTTAACTCTTGTACCTGCAGGTACTGCCACTGTATCGCTGCGCGCCTCTGCAATCGAGAATCTTTCTGTCGCTGTTGCTTTTTCGCTCCCGTCCTTTTCTACTCCGAAAAGCGCGCCGAGAGCCTCAAGCGCCGGGCC